TTTCTTCGCTATAGATCTTCACTCGTTCCTCATAATGCTTCAATGTGAAGTTTGTATAAGGACCATAACGCAAATCATCAGCAAGATCATAAAGTGTAGCAGCGTCTTTGTTCTCACCCAAACGCAGCACACGACCAATTGACTGTAGAGAACGAATCTTACTCTTTGTTGGAGAGGAGAATATAATATTATGTAGGTTACGAATGTTCACACCTGTAGAGAACGTACCGTAACTCGCCACAATGATCGCATCGTTTTCCTGTTCCGTGATATGCCGAACTGCTTCGCGATCCTCTGCCTCAACTCCGCCGTGAATAAAGAATACCTTTCGTCCATTGGCTTCTTTTGAAATCATTTCATGTATTATTTTACCGTGTTTCTCAACATAAGTAAATAAAATTAATGAGTTACCCTTTAAGTTGAGCGCAAGATCACGAATAAAATTATTTCGACCTTCATGCTGAGTCAAAAAATTCATCTCATCTGGATATGTAAAACCCTTTATAGCCTTGCATACTTGTTCTGGATATTTTAAAACAATACACTTGATACTAAAATTTGCTAATTGCTTGCGTTCAATTAGTTCTTTTGTAGAGATGACTTTAAACGTAGGACCAAACAAGCCCTCAAGAACTAGTTTGTTGACTTTGCTATCATCCAATGTTCCTGTAGTGCCAACACGAATGTCGCAGTTGATAAGTTTAGTCATGATGCTGGTCAATGACTTGGCTTTAAACGTATGTGCTTCGTCACCAATCACAAAATCAAACTGAGAAAAATATTTCTTCGGCATCTCAAAGATAGACTGCCAAGTAGAAATTATTAAATCTGTTTCTGGAATCTTGCTTTCGCCGCCAAAAATTTTCTGGCAATGCTTATCTACATCCCAGCCATTCACGCCAGAATAATTTTTAAAGTCAGAATGCATCTGAGTCACTAGATTAATCGTAGGAACAATCAACAATCCACGTTTCTTACCTGTGTTCAACAGGTGGCGAATCATCATGTAGATGATGAGTGATTTTCCTGATGCGGTAGGTGAAACGAGTACAGTTCTTTTCTTCGTAAGTCCGACGCTAGACGCGAGATACTGATAATCTCTTGGCTCCATCGGAAGCGATAAAGCGCTCGCAAGATTTTTTGTGTCGATCGGATAGACTTCCTTTTCTTCATCTATAACCTCGAATGTGTAGTTATTATTCTTACAGAAAGTCTTTATATAGGCAATTAATCCAGCATAAATTTGCTTCGTGCGTAAGTTGAGCAAACGTATCTTCCCGTCCCAGTGTCTATTACGAAACGCTGGACTGAATTGATACCCAGGAGTCGAAAACGTAAAAAATTCAGACATCTCTTGAAGAATGCCGTCATCTGCGTTCACCTGCACATAAATGTTATTTACTTTTTCTATCGTTACATCTGTCATGTTTCTGTATGAATTTTTAACCAACTTGAATTACCCAATGCTGGTCGTCCAATATATTTCTCGCCAGTCTCCATGTCAAAAAGCATATACTTTTCTGGGCATTTAGTTTTGATTGTGAGGGTCATAGGCTCTGCTAATTCTTGAGCAACAGAGCCATCTTTCAAAACTCTTACCTTGCTCCCTGTATGAATTTCTCCCACCCCATATACTCCTTCAATTGCCAAGTACGATTGTTTAATTCTTTCATTACGTGTTCACAAAATTTTGCTGCTTCTTCGTGATATGATTTCTTACGTTTCAATTTGTTCAAATCATCATCCCCATCGATGTATACAGATATATCTGATTTGAGCGTAAAACGAAATGGCTCCCAACCAAGTTTTTCTAACTGTTCTTGGTCAAGTTTACCAGTGTAGTATTCCCACTTGAGTTTTTTGATCTTATCAAATTCAAGAGAGGCTCGCTTCGCTGACAAATTGTGCAGCGACAAGTATTTGTTATACTTGTTGTGTAAAATTGGAATGCGGAGAATTTCTTTTCCTGGCTCAGTGGTATCAACTTCACTGTCTTTTTCCCATTGCTTCATAATTTCTTCAAGTGGAGGAGTTTCAATTGCCATAATATTGCATTAAAGTTACAGATACACATATCATACTGTAAAACAATCATAAAGTAAATATTTTTGTATAGTTTACTTTTGAATCTACACTAGATATAATCACTATGTTCGGTATGAACGAACTCTTCTATACTCTTTCATAATTATAGTATGTAAAGCGAAATGTTGCATCTGCGGTTACAACATTGTCCGCTGAATCGCCAGTATTGAATATAATTGTTGACAATGATACTGGAAATAAACCAACAAATTTAACACGGAAATTTGCATTATTTTTATTTGTAAAAATAGTCATAATTGCATCAGTATACTGTCCACCAGACAAACTAGTGCTGGGCAAAAATTGTTTACCCAAATTATTAATTGAATTTAGTTTTTGCAAATTTAAGTATTCTTCAAAATCTAATGGAAATGTTATACCGCGCATCCAGTCATGTATTTGTGTCCATGCGCGAAGATCTTCGTCAACAAGAAAAGTAATGTTTAATGTATCATAAGTCAATTTTTCGCCAGGAATATACATCTCAACAAATGGTGTTGGTTTGGGAATTTCAGTAAGAGAGATTCCTGGTAAATTTGCAGTTTGACAAAAATATGTCATTCCTGGCAATCTATCAAAAGTAATTCTAAATTTTGTTGACTGTAGTAAGTCTACGTTATTTGGATTGCGTGTCAGTGCTGTCATCGATGAGTTTCCGTAGGTCTACGATATTCTCTTTCTCAATAAGATCAATAATAAAATTCGTTAAATCTATTTCTTTACGAATAAAGAACAATTTTTTATTCAGTTCTTCTAATTTTTCTGAGTAATAATTTAACTCCTGCTCTTTTTGTCGCCGCAGGTCTTTTAGATCAGATAGAAGAATAATCTTCGCCATATTCATTATTTAGTGAATAAAAAAGGGGGACTGTTTCCAGTCCCCCAATTCGTTTTGCCTTATTATTATTAGTAAATTGGCAAACTTTTTATCAACTATTACTGGTTGATGTTCAACACTTCGAACTTGCGGTAGTACACGTTTGTGCCGTTTGATAGAGCACCAGTGCCTGCTGTAGTTGCGAATGGATTTGCTACGAGACCATAACGTGTCTTGAAGCCAACTTTTGGTTGGTAAGTCGTTGGGTCGATAGCACGTACCATTTGTAGAGGAACGTATGGGCAGTAGAACAAGCCAGCATCATAAGGAGTTGATCCCTTATAACCGACAACAACATAGTCTGCACCAGCAACTGAATATGGGTCAACATAAACTTTGATACGTCCGAAGAGTGTACCAGCGAATGTGTTGCCTGTATCATCAACTGTTAGATTGGTGTTGTTTGATAGTGCTGAGTTGTAGTCTAGAAGACCTGTCATTGCAAGAGCTGATGCTGCATCGGTTGAAAGGATGAGCATATTACCCTTACCACGACGAGTGTCCTTGGCGATCTTGTTTGCTGCTCTTTCGATTGCGAACAAGAGTGACTTATACTTCTCAACCTGCCAGCGTCCGCTTGTGTCGCTTGATGAAGATAGATTGAAAGTATTTGATGTTACGCCAACAATACCTACGTTAGCAGTTGCATAGATCGTACGAACAACTTCGCGGTTGATTTCAGCTAGAATTTCAGTTGACAAAATATTTGTCAATTCTGTTTCTGCATCGAGACCATGAATTGCTTTGAGATCTTGCGCAAGTTCTAGCGTATAGGCTGCTTGTAGACCACGTGTATTTGCTGTAACAGCAACACGATCGATTTGGAAGCCCATAAACTTCATGGTTAGATCTTCACCAGCAGATGTATCCAAACCGAAGCCTGTGTTTGCTAGACCGTAGATTGATGAGTTAGCATTACCAGGATTGACTGCCGTGCTGAATGCAGTCATTGTGCCGTTACCAGAGTGAGCGTTGTTTGCTTCTCCGAAGAGCGCTTCACCGCCACGTGCTGATGACGTTGCAAAGGTTGAACGCATTGCGAAAATCAAACCTGTTGGACCAGTCATTGGCTGAACGCCGCAGATATCATAAGCCATTAGGTTTGGTAGTGCACGACGGACAAGACCAATTAGAATTGGGTCAAATCCTGTTACGCCTGTGTTGACTGTTGATGTAAGACCGCTTACGCCTGCAGAACCCATGGCATTAGCAGGTGATGCTTCCCATAGGTTTGTCATTGCGCGGGTTTCTTCCATAAGAGCACGC